TGCTGCAGCCGCCGTTCTCCAGTAATTCGCCCCCATATCAGTTCCCACGGTAACGTATGTATCTTCGGCGCCGAGTGGATCTGCGTGGGCGGGCGCGTATCCCAGTGCTCCAGATGTGCGGAGAGTAACGGTCGACGGAACAGGGGGGCCCCAATAACCAAAGGGAAGCAGGGTTTCATATCCGCCGGCACCTGCATCGATAGCGGCATTCACCTCTACCCACACAAACTTGGAGCGATTAGGGTATGCTCCATGCTCAACCAAGCGTCGATCTGTTTCGTTCCACACTTGGCGTTGATCGCCAATTTGCTTGGCGATATAATTCGGCGATTTGGGGTTCAGATCGAGCATATCAAATCGCTCCATCACTTGTACATTGTTGTCGGTATCGTTAATCGAGCGAATAACAACTGAGAATGTACCATAATCGTTGGTTGTCGTGTTCGATTGACGAATATTCTCGATAGAAACTTTGCAGTTGTCACTCAGCCATGCGCCATGGCCGCGGCCACGCAGGCGGAAGAGCTTCGTAACATCTTCAGCTTTGAATGCGGTTGCGGTACCTTCGTCTTGTCCGATAAACCACCCTGCAACAGCTTCGCGATGAGCTTGGCCAAGCATATTAGCTGGGCCTTCTCCATTGTCGGAGCCGCTGAGGTTCACGCCGGCAATGACTCCGACGAGTGTGTCGCCGCCGACAAGATCGCTGTCAATTAGCTCTTGTTCAAAGCTCTCTCCCAGCCAGTAATCTTTTTCAGCACTGGTGGGATAGAAATTGCCACCGACGCGCAATTGCGGGTTAGTGTTGAACTTCTTGCGAAGGAAATTAGCATTAGAATCGTTAAGAGAGAAAGAAATCTTTTCCGGACTACTGGCGTTCTTCGAGCCACTAATGACAACTGTGAACACGCCGCTATCGTCCGAACAGACGAGGGCGCCGTTACTGGGAATAGTTGCATCTGTGTAATCATCGGTCCAGGTCGTTTGTGCGGTGGTTCCACCGGACATAGCGCCAAAAAGGGTTCCGGAGAGGGCGATTGCGCCGTTATCGCAATACCATATAGCAGCTAGCTGGAGCGAATTAGATCCTGTAAATCCATATCCGACGCCGATTTCAGCCGGCACCGATGCGGATTTTGCAACCCACAGTCCGTAGGCGCCACCACCCTGAGTAGATGCTGTCATGAGACAGTCAGTTTTCCAGCCGGCTTTTGATGCATCAGTACCATCGGCATCTCCACTTTGTTCGCCCAATACGCGCACGTATGTAAGAGGGGCAACATTTGCATTTAAGAAGGCCTTAGCGGCATAGGTGCCGTACATGGGTGATTGCAAATGCACCGTATTGCGAGAAACATCCCCGCCAGCATTTCCAGGGACCGTATCCCCGAATACTTCTACGAATTCCGAATAGGACTGTACCTTGATTGGTTGGTTACCAAGGCCTCGCTGGGCGCGACCAATAATAACGGGCCCAATGGTGTCCGCCGTTTTTGGTATAAAGGAGTTATCAATCTCATTGATAAACACTCCCGGAGATACAAACTTGAAATCTTTTACTGACATTATTTACTCCCTTCCTTCTTAAAACAAATGGTGTGAATTGTTTTTTGCCATCAACCTTAAATAGTATTTTTAATTTCAAAAGGCGCTAAAACTCCTGAACTAAACTGATAATATGGCTTTCAGTTCAGGAAGTGCGTGATTTTCGCCACTTAGGGCCTTAAAATCTCTTAAACCCGGTGGGCCCTGATCCTGAGCCCGGCATATTCTGTTGGAAGTAGTCGTTTGAGACGGTTGTGCCGGCATCGTTGGCGAAAGAGTCGTCCGAAATGGTAGCGCCACCAAACAAAGAATCTTCTCCGGTAACAACAGTTTCGCTCGGATAAGTTAATTCAACAAAGTTTTCATCGATGCGCACAATAGGCCGATCATCGTTGGGTCCTTCGCCGATTAAATAACCCAGCACTCTTATATTAATCTCCGTGCTGAACATTCTCATGTCTTCATCTAGGTTACTCATATTATTGTTGTGTGTAAAATCCTGATTAATGAACGCTTCATAGAGATGGCCGTTTTGACGCATCACAAAGGAGTTGATTTGGCCTGTACGGGCAATGAACGGCATCATGAGTTCGTTCATTTGCTGTTGATATTCCGTTTTTATCGTTATCTTGTAATCTACATTAATATAGACAGGAATGGGAATTGACAAATACTGAATGACGAGCTTTTGATTCACTCTAGGGTAATAATACTGCTCTGCGGCCTCTGTGGATGTTCTAGTGCCTGCGGCCACAGCAAAATTGCGGGTTTTATCCTGCTTAATTCGCTTGGCGAGAACTATGCGGCCCGTCCGTCCGTTTTTGTCTGTGGAGTATGTCTGCGCTTGATACGCTCCTTTTCTGGAGGGATCTTTTGCAATATTTGTGCGCTCAACACTAATCAGAGGCAACTTTAGGGCGCCCCCATCATCCCGGAGTGCTTCATCGTTTTTAATCTGGTAAGAGCGTTCGGGCGTTTGCCACAAAACCGGAACTTTCACGTACCCTTCGTTGCTTTTGGCGCTTAAATCTAAATCTTCCTTAACCCAGGATACGAGCGCAAAGTCGATGCTCTCAATTGTGGAAGAAAGCATCCCCAACGACTCAAGGGTGGTGCTAGTGGCGCCTGGCGGCAGCATCGCAAAACTAAAATCATCAGGTAGCATCAAAAAGTCCCTTTCTTGCTCTGCGGCATCTTGCAGAAATTTCAAAACTGTGGTCTACTTGTCCAAAGAGCTTACGCGCTTCGACCAATTTCACAATCTCATAGTAATAAGAACCATAAAGCACAAAATCACCTTCTCGAACGTACATATCTTGATCTTCAGTAAGACGCCGCTCATGAAAGTGTACATTTATCTCCCATGTCTTATCGATTCCAGCATTTTCCATATATTCCGTTGAATAGTCAGTAAACTCAACCAATGCATATATACGAACTGGGGGAAGGTAGGTCTTTTCCATCGCTTCGCCGTATAGTTCATGAAAATCGGTGGTTTTCATATCAATCGCATAGTAAAGAAGCTGTTGGCCAATGACCTTTTCAATAAGCTCGTCATTAACTTGCTTAACAAGGTTGCGCTCTTTCTCACCTAGAAAAAGCGGTGGAGGCGGCTGCGCGGGTCTGTTCCATTTGTTTGACATTCAGATTACCCCACAAAGATCGGCAAAGGCGACCCCTTAAATGTAGTTGCAACAGCATCAGAGGTTTCAGCGTCGTATTTAACCAATTCTTTGTATTCGACCTCTTTGAGCATTTCTACTAGCTTGTCTTTAAGTTGTTGTTGTTCTTCTTTGGCTTGCGAGAGCAGATCTGCATGGTTTAGTGTGACCGACTCACCAGGAATTGGGATTTGGGTGAATTTTCCTCGAATCTGGCCCAACATCTCCTTGCACAATGCTAATGCATATTTACGAATCCATTGTTTACCCATGGAGTTGATATTCTCGTAAGGAATGTTCCCGAATGGTACCGTGTTGATATTGTTGATGCCCTGGGTGCCGTCTGTAAAATCGGAGCTTTCTTCCCATGCATTCTGATCATCAACATAAAACCTGAACCACATGCGATCAATCCCACTGAAGTCCCAATAACCAGGATCTGGGTAAAGGCGTAGCTTGTTGTTAATAATCTCATAAGAGAAATTGGACGTACGGGTAAAAATAGAATCCTCGTACATCATAGCTTGCAGCTTGTTTTGCCACGTAGGCACCAATTCAAAGGTAGAATCATCGGAAAACTGCCCATATGTGGTCATATTACCTACAACGCCAATTCCCCCATAGTATCCATAAAAGCGCCACATTGCCCGCGGGGTCTTATAGAATACCTGCGTAATAATAATGCGCTTGGTGCCTACTTTGCCGGCAAAATCAACCGGAGTACCGCCATCATCCACACCGCTAGACGATGCGTCTTCAATAATTTGCTGCAGATCATAATCTTGCTTCTTGCTCTTGGGCTTGAAGGATCCGGAGTATTGGGCAATGGCTCCTCCCAATCCGCCCATCGCTATCATGGTATCGCCTACTCGCTTGGAATATCCGATTTGGAAGCGTGGATACTTTAAGCTAACATCTTCGGGACCATCGGTTAGTTCGCCCTTATAATCAAAGGAGCCGGTAGTGTTTCCAAGAACGCTGGAGAGCACATTCTTTCCTTGGTGAAGGTTAACAATGTATGAGTATTCCAATACCGCTTCTTCGTATGCTGAATAAACGTTTGAAGGTGTAAGCTCGATATCAACCACATCGCCGCCAAGCTTTTTGTAGACGTAAGCTACTTGGGCAGATGCGCCGCTAATAAATTCAGCGGAGCCGGTATACATGCCGAAAGGCAGTGATCCCGTAACCAAATCGGTGCTTCCGGTGGAAGTCAGGACAATGGCGCTTGTTTGAGATTTGGGACTAAGGTTTGTTGGCATTAAAAAAGTTCCCTATGTTTACATGATAAATAGTTTTGCATATTACAAAAAAGGAAAATCTCAAAAATTTACCGGCGAAAAAATTTGAAGGATCGACATTTTCACTTTCGTTGCTTAAAAACAAAAAGCCCC